ATGAGTGCTTTGACTTGGTTGGCGCTTGCCATTGCAGTAGCAGTCTATTATGGGCCGATGCAGACACTGCTGGAGTCGACAGCTCGTAACAAATTGTTTCGGATGAGAGACGAATTATTTGATCAGGCAGCAGCTGGTGAGACCTCCTTTGATTCTGAGGAATACCTACAAGCCCGTGAAATGCTTAATAAACTCATACGATTCACACATATAGTTAAATGGCATAACGTGCTTTTCATGTACAAGGCTTTTGGTTCAAAAGTTGAGCCAGATGCATCTGATGATACTGAAAATGCTCTTTACAAGCAGTTCAGGTCTCAAGTCGCTGTAAATATGATAGGTTTGATGGTTTTGCGCTCTCCATTGTTGCTAGCAATGCTTTTCCCTGTAATGCTGATTGGTTTTGTGAGCTCCAATTCGTTGCTTATTAAGCGTCAAATTATAAAAGTAGGAAAGCTTGTAGAACATGAGTCAAGAGCAGCCTAATACTAAATTTCTGACTTATTAACCCTGCCTCGGCAGGGTTTTTACTTTCTATGACCCGCTTCGGCGGGTTTTTTTATGCCCGAAATTCAAGGAGCCACCTATGCCCCGCACTGCATTTGAGCTGGCGGCGTCACGCCCGTGGCTGATGACCGGCGATGCGCTGGATAGCCTGATGGCCGTTGCGGATCGCCAGGGTGATATCCAGGCGCTGGAATCCCGGCTGGGGCGCTCGCTGGACAATACCCGCAATGTCACGGTGCGCGATGGCGTGGCGGTAATCCCCGTCACCGGGCCGATTTTCCGCTATGCCAACCTTTTGACAGAGATCAGCGGCGCTACCAGCACCCAGGTGCTCGCCACCGACATTCAAACGGCGCTGGATGACCCGGATATCAAGGGCATCATCGTCAGCGCTGACAGCCCAGGCGGTGAGGCTACCGGCATAAATGAACTGGCGGAGATGATCTATCAGGCTCGCGGAACCAAACCGATCAAAGCTTATGTCGGCGGGCAGGCGGCCAGCGCCATGTATTGGATCGCCAGCGCCGCTGATGAAGTGATCGTTGATGATACCGCCCAACTGGGCAGCGTTGGCGTGGTGCTCACCCTACGTAAGCGCGAAGACCGGCCCGGCGAAAAGAGCTACGAGATCGTTTCCAGCAATGCGCCGAACAAGCGGCCTGATCTGGAAACCGAGGCGGGACGTGCACAACTGCAGACGCGGACTGATGAGCTGGCGGATGTGTTTCTCGACAAGGTGGCCCGCAACCGTGGCATTCCTCGTGAAGTGGTTAACGACCGATTCCGCCAGGGCGGTATTGCCACCGGTGCCTTGGCGGTTGAGGCCGGTATGGCCGATCGCCTTGGTTCGTTGGAATCCCTCATTACCGAACTGGCCGGTTCCCCTGCCAGTAACCAACCCAGGAGCATGACTATGACCACCGTCAAGACTACGGCAGAGCTGCAGGCAGCGATCGAGGCCGGTACCGATCCAAAGACAATCCAGATTGCAGAACCTCAAGCTGTCGATACCGACAAGCTCAAAGCGGAAGCGTCCGAGGCTGCAACCGAAGCTGAACGCCAGCGTTGCCTTGGTATTCAGGCGCTGGCTGCCCCAGGTTTTGAGAAAGAAGTGGCGGCGGCGCTAAGCAATGGCGATAGCGTTGAAGCAACCGGTCTTTCGCTATTTAAGGCGGCTCAGGACCGTGGCGTCTCCCTGACGGGCATGCAGCAGGACAGTACCCAGGCACCGCCTGCCACGCCGCCGAAAGACAGCAAAGAAGCCAACGAAGAACAGCAAGCGGTGTCAGCCATTTCGCGCCGCTGGCAAACCAAGTAAGCCAGGCGCTATACACGCGATAAGAGGAGGCACCTATGTCGAGTGCGACACAAACCAATCATCCCCAAATGACAATGTCGGCGGGAGATTTTCCCCGCCGTTACGCCACAGTCACTATTGCTGCAGGTGAAGTGCTGGCTGCTGGCAGCGTGCTGGGTGAAGTAACGGCCAGCGAAGAATTCAAACTCAGCGCCGCTGCAGCCGAGGACGGGAGCCAAAAGCCAAGTGTAGTGCTTTGGGAAGCGGTTGATGCTTCTGAGGGCCCGGTGGGGGCTGAAGTCCAACTTACCGGCGATCTACGTGCAGCGGCATTGACGCTAGGAGAAGGACACACAGTGGGCAGTGTCCGTAAAGCACTGCGGTCGTTCAGTCTTTTCGTGCACGACTAAGCCTAGCCGCGCTATTTATTATCAATCATGGAGAATCCCATGGACTTATTTGCAACACGCACAATGCTGGCTGCTATCCGTCAAATGCAGCAAAGCCGCCGCTTCCTGGGCACCCTCTACTTCGGTGCTGAGCCGGTCACAGCGTCCACCGAAACTGTCGATATCGACATTATTAAGGGCAACCGCAAGATGGCGCCCTTCGTGCGTCCTAACCGTCCCGGCAAAGTGGTTGATCGCTCGGGTAGCGTTATGCGTAGCTATAAACCTGCCTACGTTAAACCGAAACTGGAAACCAGCGCTGGCCTATTGTTGAACCAGCGTCAGCCGGGAGAGCATATCTATACGGGTCGCACACCACTTGAGCGCGCCGGAGACCAACTAGCACGGGATATGGAAGATCTTGATGATCAGATCAACCGTCGCGAAGAGTGGATGGTTGCCCAGGCGCTCACCACCGGCATGGTAGAGGTCAAAGGCGACGGCGTTGACGATATCGTCGATTACCAGATGGATGACGATAACTTGATCACAGAGTCCGTTCAGTGGGCGGAAGACGCAGCCGATCCGGTTGCAGATCTGCGCAAGTACAAGCGCCGCATTGCCAAGAAAACCGGCCGCACGGCTAATGCTTGCGTCATGAGCTCCGAAGCGGCTGATGCCTTCCTGGATAATGAATCGGTGATCAAGAAGCTGAACACGCGCCGTATTGATCTTGGCATGATCCGACCGGAAGAGCTGCCAGACGGGGTTACCTACCTGGGCTACCTCAATGATCCTGGTATGGATCTCTACGCCTACGAAGAATGGTACCAACCTGATAAGGGCGAAGAAGCGCCGATGATTCCCGCTGGCGGGCTGGTCGTCGGGCCGACTTCCACCCGCTGCTCAATGCTGTATGGCGCTATTCAGGACATGAAAGCGCTGGAAGGCGGGCTATTCGATGTGGCGCGCTACCCGAAAAGCTGGCTGGAGGATGACCCCGGTGTTCGCTGGTTGATGATGCAGTCAGCCCCGCTTCCAGGCTTCCACGAACCGGACGCGTTCATTTTCGCTAACGTTGCATAACCGACCCGCCAAATGATGCGGGTTTTTTTATGCCATTCATAAACCGTACAGGAGGCCAACATGGCCAAGCAATTCGTGGTGATTCGTGGGCAGATTGAAAAGGGAAAAGAGGTGCTGGCCAAACGTGGTCAGCCCTACAAGCCCAAAAATAAAGCTGAAGAGGATCGCTTGGTGAAAGCGGGGGTGATTGGAGAAGCCCCTGGTTCACAGAAAGCCTCTGAGCCTGAGGGTAATCAAGAGCCCACCCAGGGCGCGGGCGGTGAGTGATGAGTGTCTTTGACGACGAAGTGCGGGAAGGCACACGGGAAATCCTGGAGGAAGCCGGTGATCCGGCTTCCTTCGCCGCGCTGAATGCCGACCCTGTGCCTGTCACCGTCATACTGGATCAAGACGTGGAGCGCACAGTGGCAGGCATGCAAGGCGTCATCATGGAAGCCCGTACCGAGTTAACCGGCTACACCAGCGAGCTAGGCGAGGGTGCCCGTGGCGATGTAGTGACACTGAGGGGCAAGGGCTGGCGGCTAGCCCAAAAGGCCCGCGACGATGGCTACCTGGTGACTTGGATTGTAACCCCGGAGCGAACATGAGCCAGACCACCCCGATCAAGATAACGGTGGATAAGCAAGCGATCCGTCGAATCGAAAGCGACCTGATGCACATAAAGAATGGCGCGCCGCGTGCCATGAGCCGTGCGATCAACCACACGTTAGGCGTGACACGAACCGAGGCCAGCAAAGAGATCCGCAAGCAGGTGAAGCTCAAAGCGGGCTACGTGCGTGACAAGCTGACCGTTAAGCGGGCAACGGTTAATAACTTAGCCGGTGCGATCCGGACGCCAACGCGAGGCACGCTGCTGACGCGCTACCCACACCGCGCCTACAAAGCGGGTGGGGCTGGCGTTCAGGTGAAGCCAAGCGGCGGTAAAAAGCGTATGCCTGGCGCTTTTTTTATCCGGTTTGCCAACGGTGTACAGGCTATCGCTATTCGCACTCAATACGGCCCTGGCCTGGGGCGCAGTGAAGGCATCAAGGTGCTTTACGGCCCTTCTACCAGCCAAGTATTCACGGACGTGAAAGACGACTTGCAGGAACCTAGCGGCAATCGCCTGATGCAGCGCCTCTCCCATGAAGCCGAGAGACTTTTGAAGCGGCAATGATATGACACCCATACGCGAACAGATTATCGCTGCACTGGCAGCTCAGCTGGATGCCGAGCGTGCGAATAGCATCATCGGCACTTTGCCCGCGCGAAGCCTTTGGGATGGCAGCGACGGCAATGTTGAACGCAACCGTTACGGCGGTGTGAGCGTGACAACGGAGGTCACTGTTGAAACCGTGCACCAGGCTGACCGCGACCACCGGCAATGGAGTACTCAGGGCAACGCGATCCTGGCTGAACTGATTGCCATGGCTACGGGCGCTGACCGAACGCTAGACGGGCTATGCGAGGACATCGCCTATACCGGCGGCACGATCTATTACCCCGAAGAGGGCAGTGACATTATCGGCGTGGATCTAGTGCTGGCTGTGCGCTGGTCGCATGCCGTTGGGGATCCATACTCCCAATAGTACCTGCAACCCTGATATTTCCCGCCGCGTGCGGGTTTTTTTATGCCCGCGTGCCGGGCTTTTATCCAAGCAACATAGGAGGACGCCCCGTGGCGATCACCGACAACCCTAAATTGGAATACGAGTCCGGCCAATCCTTTAACGATTGGGAGCATCTATCGGATATCGGCGATGCCACCGTTTTTGAAGCCACGTTTGCCCCTTGGAGCGGCCGCGCTGGCTTTGAAGCCGAGGTTCGCCCCTGGGGACTGGCGACTGGTGGACAGATCCGCGCCGGTAACGGTAATGACAGCGTGACCGTGGCCGCATTGACGGCTTACATGCCAACCGCTGCCGGAGCTGCCAGCGATGGCCTTGTGCATGTGGCCAGTGGAGATGTGGCTATTGAGCGGGCGTCGACGGAAACTCACCTGATCACAAGCATCACGGTGGATGAAAGTGGCGCGCTTGTGGCTGTGGCCGGAGCCGAAGGCGCAAGCTTCAGCGAACAGCGAGGCGAACCCGGTGGGCCACCGCTCATCCCTGTGGATTCAATCGAGATCGGCCAGGTGCGCCTTTCAAGCAGCAGCGCTGCTCCTGTCAACGATACTGAGATCTATCAGGTGGTCGGCAATCATCAGGAGCGTTACGACAGCCCTGTATGGCAAACCGATCCTGCCAGTGGAGAAGTCCACTTCGCAGCGGAATTGCCTAGGATTCATACGGGAAATGCCACCAAGCGCGTAAGTGTACGAGGATACACCCCGATCTTTGCCGAGATCCCCCGGGCGAGCGATTGGGTGCCTGCTGAGACCTCTCATTCCACCAACTCAACGCAGATCTACAACGGTACGCTGGGCAGTGTTTCGCAATCGCTTGGGCAGGCCAGCTTCACTTATTACGGCGAAGGGGATGCCACCGACCCACTGGTTCGACTTAAAAACAATCGGCTGTGGTTTCGCTGGTACCAGAACCGCCACCGGGCACCGTTCTCGCTTACCCAGGGCATTCTGGGCATCGGGCGGACTTATCCGGCAGGCGACCATGTGAATATCAGCTGCACCGTTTCGGCGGAGCAGGCCACCGTCGATTTTGAAGGCTGACCGATCTGAGTAAAAAGCCTGCTATGGCGGGCTTTCTCAGCTCAGTCGAACGAGTATGAAATAGGGTGATGCCATGGAATTTGATGTAAACCGCTTCACCGGTGCCAGTTTCAAGCGCCGCGAGGAGGATGTGCCGGTTCCCGACCTACGTGACTGGTTCAAAGGCATACAAGAAGGGGAGACGCCGACATGGCGAGTGCGCGGCCTGACCGGTGCGGAGCTGGCAAGCGTTAATGAAGCCCAGGCCCGCAACCGCAACCGTAATGCCATTGCCGAAGGGCTGCTGTCGCAAAAAGACGCCAAGATAACCGATGCCGTGCGTGAGCTGATCGGCTCCGGTGACAGCGTGCCTGACGACCTGGCGCGACGGATTGAAATGCTGGTGATCGGCAGCGTGGCACCGGAGTGCAGTCACCAACTGGCGGTCAAGCTGGCGGAAGCCTTCCCAATCGAGTTCTGGGAGCTGACCACAAAGGTTACCCAACTGACCGGCCTGGGCAGCGAGCCGGGAAAGCCCAAGCGCTCTTCAGGCAGCCCGATATCCAAATCGCCCTCCAGCTCTGCGACCTGAAGGGCGAATTTCTGTTCCGGGTTCGGCCTGATCTGTTCCCGCTGGCGATGCTGACCGAGCTGGAATGCGACCTTTGGGGGCTGTATTTCGAGCAGCGTAAGGCGAGTGGTTAGGTTTGAGTCGGTGATTAGGAACGGTTGTAAGGCGATTGATTGGTTGGTTTAAGGCTAACTCCCAACTCTTGGGCCTTACTATATACTGCGTTTTCCGTGCGACCCATTTTGAGGCCAATGACTCTGGTCGGCGTATTCTCTTTAGCTAGTTGCTTTAACTGTTTTACATCCTCTGAAGACCATGCTTTGCCTTCATTATCGGGCCAACTGCTCATTGTGCACCTGCTTTTTTGATGAGTTCTAATCCAGCTTAGCTCAAACCTTATATCCGTCAAATACTATCCCATAGCGGCAATTTTCCACTCCGCTTGGGTGATTCTTCATGCCTGAAATTTGAGTGAGGTGGCCGATGGCTGACCTGGAACGATCCGTTGCCATCATCTTCGAAGGCGTTGACCAGATGGGCGCTGGGGTAGATAGCGCCACAAAACGCTTGGACAGCATCGTAGGATCCGCACAAGGCGTTGTTGATCCTATCGCTAATGCAACCGCGGGCATCCTCAAGTTTGAAGCCGCCTTGTTAGCAAGTGGTGTGGCGGTAACCGGCTTAGCCGTCAAAATGGCGGGTGACTTCGATGCGCAGTTCAAAGAGGCCACCACCCTGGTGGATGCCAGCGGCGAAAGCCTGGATAAACTGCGTGGCGATATTCTGGCTTACGGCCGCGACAGCACCCAGTCGTATGAGCAGATCAACGCCTCTGTTTATGGTGCGATTTCCGCCGGTGTGGATTACACGGAATCACTGGATGCGGTGCGCCAGGCCGAGCGGTTAGCCGTTGCCGGTAAGGGCGAGCTGGACAGCTCACTGACCGCGCTGGTCTCCACGCTGAATGCCTACGGCGATGGCATGGATGAGGCGGAGCGCTACAGTGACCTGCTGTTCCAGACCGTGCGCAGCGGCCAGACCACACTTCCCGAGCTGAGTGCATCACTTTCACAGGTAACGAACACCGCCGCTGCAGGCGGCGTTGAATTTGATGTTCTCTCTGCCGCAATCGCGACCATTACCGCGTCGGGCGCTCCTACCAGCCAGGCCATCACACAGATCCGCGCGGCCATCTCCTCAATCATTAGCCCGACTCAGGGCGCGCTTCAGTACGCCGAAGAGCTGGGCATCGAGTTCAACGCCACGGCACTGGAAAGCAAGGGCCTTGAGGGCGTTCTACGCGAGGTCGAAGAAGCGACCAGCGGCAATGTTGAGAGCATGGCGAAGCTTTTCTCCGGCAGCGAGGCACTCAACGGCGCGCTAGGGTTAACCGGTACCGGCGCGGCACGCTTTGCCGACAACCTGGATGCCATGGCGAACAGCGCAGGGGCTACGGAAGCTGCCTACGCGAAGATGGCGGATACCGTTGAGAACAACAATCAGCGGATCAGTAATGCGTTTGAAGGCATGCTGATCGCGTTAGGCGACCCGCTGCTCGATGAATTTGGTGGCATTCAGCAGGCCATTGCCGCGATCTTTAACAGCATTGGGGCCAGCGTCAGCGACGGCCAGCTACAGCAGTTTGTGGGTTTAATCGAAGGGGTAATGGGCTCCCTTGAGGAATCCCTGCTCGATGTGGCGGAAAACCTGCCTGAAGCTCTGGAGGCAGCAGATCTGTCAGGCTTTGTGGGTGGTTTTGAAGCTGTGCGCGATGCCGTAGCAGGGATGTTCAATAGTGCGGATTTAAGCACTGCCGAGGGCTTGGTGAGCGTTATTGAGACGCTGGGCAGCGGGGTTAATTTGCTAGGCGAGTTTACCGCCGGAGCGCTCGAGCAGCTTGTTCCCTTTGTCGAAACCCTGGCAGAGCTAGCGCAGTGGGTGGCGCAGTTGGACCCCGATATGGTGGCACTGGGTGGTGCCATTGGTGGCGTGTCTGTTGCGGCGTCCGGCATCCTTGCCGGGCTAGGCGGGCTGGTCACTATCCTGCAGGCGCTGGGGGGATCGAGAGGCGCGGTGCCAGTGGCCACCAAGGCTGTCGGTGGCTTTGTCGCGTCATTAGGCAAAATAGCGGGGCCTGCGGGGGTTGCCTGGCTGGCGTATTCCGCCATTGACGACCTCATGGGCAAGGTCAATGAGTTCAACGAACAGCCCATCACGCTGGCATCGAAAATCGAGCAGGATCTAGCGGACGTCGAGAATATACAGGGTGATGAGTTTTCCCTGTTCAACGTTGAGAACCTGCTGGCGGGTTACGAATCGCTACGCCAATACCTTGGCTGGGGGGAAGAGTCGGCCGCAGATTTTCAGATTGTCGGCACCGAGGCAGAGGCGGCGGCCGTGGCTGTGGCCAGCGCGGCGCAACGCATGGGCGGTGAAAGCAGCGACGATATTAAGCGGCTCTCAGACGCCGCGATCGAAACCGCGATCGCCGTCGCGGATGCCAGTAACCAGCTAAAGGATGGCCTGTCGGCGATCGATAGCCCCTTGGTCGATCAGATTGCTGATCTGCCCGGAACGCTTTCGGATGCCGCAACGGCGTTGAGTAGTGGCGAGGCGTTGATAGTTGCCACCAGTGAAGAGATCCGCGAGGCACTGGCCCGGGTGCAAGATGCTTTCAATAATGGCGACATCAATGAACAACAGTATCAAGGCCTGACCTCCGCGCTCTTGGAGTTAAAAGCAGGCAGTGAGCAAGCGGCGCAAGGCCAGGAGGCGCTGGCTGGCGAGGTGTTGAGCAGCGAGGACGCGATAGTCAAAGCGCGTCAGGCCGTGCTGGATCAAACTCTGGCATTGGAAAAGTTGGCCAGCAATGAGCGTATCAAGAACATGGAGTTCGCGGTTGATTTCAAAATCGCGCAGATGGAAGCCGACGCCAAGAAAGTGGAGGCCATCCTCTCGGCCACCAGCGATACCATTTCAAGCACTGCCGAGGCCGCTGCCAGCATGTTTGAGACGCTGGGCGGCGGTGGGCTTAGCTTTGGCGATCGCTGGCTGGCACGTGATGCGATTGAACAACAGCTGCAAATCCAGGAGCAGGCCGCCAACCAGCAGGGCCAGTTGATCGAGGCCCAGGTGGAGCAGATGCGTGCCCGCACCCAGGCGCTGCAAAGCGGCGATGGCCTGATCAAGATTAGCTCGGACGGCCTGGAGCCTGCCCTGGAGATGATCATGTGGCAGGTGCTGGAAAAAATTCAGATGCGCGCCAATGCCGAAGGTGCCGAATTCCTGCTTGGCCTCTGAACCAGCTCTCTTAAACGTTCGTTCTTCTGGCGAGACCCCCTATGTACCTAATTGGATTAGCCGCGCGTGGCTACGACCCGCGCGGGGCTTTGCTGCTGCCGCATCGCCCGGGCACCACGCTGGGTGATGTTAGTCGCCGTGTCAGCCGGGTCAGCACTCTGGATGGAGGCGTGGCGGTCACCAATCGCGGCCACAGCCCCGGTGATCGTACCGTCACGCTTTCGTTTAGTGGCTTGCCACGTGAACTTGTCGATCAGGCCCGCCGTATGGTGCGCCTCCATGCACGGGTCACATTGTCGATCCCCGATGGCAGCTTCATCGGCGTACCCAGCGAGTTTGTAGAGCGTCGCCAGGAGCTGACTATTTTAATTGCCGAGGAGGCGTGACATGCGCTTTGGATTCCTGAATAACTTCGCCGTTCAACTGGCAGCACCGGTCACCGCTGACGCGACGGAGATTGAGCTTTCAGCAGGTGCGGATGAGATTTCCACGGCGCTGGAGAGCGCGGACGCCATAGCGCTGACGCTGTTTGTTGTCGATGCCCAGGGGAATGAAACTAAACGGGAAGTGGTTTATGCGACGGCAGCTGCTGACAGCATGGTGACCGTTGAGCGTGAACAAGAGGGCTCTACCGCCGCTACGTTTAAAGCGGGGGATGGGGTTGAATCCCGATTAACGGCAGCCCCCCTACAGCAAATGCTCCAAGGAATTGCGGGCACTATGCCGACAGGTATTGCAGGTGCGATTGCACTTGGCGGTGCCTATGAACATGAAGGCGAATCCTTTGGGCCCGCTCAGGCGGTGGCGACGGGAGCGCTAGCGTTGGGAAGCGGATCCTACGCGGTAGATGATTCAGCTGTGGCGATAGGCAGCAAGATGTACGCTGCGCTGTCATCGGGTGGTGACTTGGTGCTGGTGGATGCTGCTAATGCCTATGGAGCTGGTGCCGTGGCTATTGGTTCCGGCGCTCTGGCAACGGAGGGTTTAGGGATTGCTTTGGGTGAGGGTTCCCGCTCCCATGGGATGCGGGCTGTAGCAATAGCGGGGGCTATGGCGAGCGGAGAGCGTAGCTGTGCCATCGGTGCGGGGAGCAGCAGTCAGAGCGAGGGTTCATTTGCAGCAGCTGGTGGCTACGCATCGGGTAATGGTGCTGTTGCGCTAGGTGCTGATGTTGATAGCGGAGGTGAGAGTTCCTTTGCCGTATTTGGCACATCCTACAGCGATGCGGCTATTGTTATAGGCGTTGGGGCCGGTGTTAATGCGCCGGAAGGCTTAGCTCTGGGCGTTAGCGCGGAGGCAAATGGGTCAGCATCCATTGTCATTGGGAAAGGGTCACAGGCCAATTCGGAAGGTGCCATGGCGATTGGTCGCAACGCTATGGCCAGCAGCCCCGGCTCGTTGGCCATGGGAGATGGTGCGCAGGCCAATCCCCCAGAGGTGACGGCCATCGGTATAGGTGCTAATGCTCAAGTTCCCTATAGTGTGGCTCTTGGCCGCAGTGCAACCACCACTGTTATGGGAGGCCTGCAAACGAACGCCCTTAGCTACCTCCCATACATGTACGACCAAACAGGTGAGAACGCAGGCTCGCCGCCTACCGCTTCACGACAAGCTGCTATGCAGGTCGTGGTGGGGACTGATGCACTGGACGTAACCGATAGTGCCGCCGTGGCCACCTTTGAGTTACCCGCTAATACCATCCTGCTACCTGATGCCTTTGATGTCGTGGTGGTTGAGTCGGATGGACCGGGAGGCGCGCCGGAGATCCAGATCGGCCCGGACGATACTGCGCCTGCTGACTATCTGGCCTCGACGCCGATTAGCAAGACCGAAGTGGGTGGGCGAGAAGTATTCGAGCCGCTTTCCCGTGATGGTATTACATCTCTACGTGTATCAGTGGCCACGGCGGGGACCGGCACTCTGTCAGCCAAGGTGGTACTACGCGGCTACGTCATGGAGATTTAACCCATGCTGAACAGCGATCCGCTCAACAGCAGGGCGCTTGCCACGCCGCTGCCGGTGGCCGCCGTTGATTGCATACCCATCGTTAAACGCCTGCCAGGAAGCGTACTAAATAGCTCTCCATTAGGTAGCTGGGCACTCAACGCCAATGGCGGCACCATCGTCATCGGCTGCGACGATGGCCCAGCAGGAGCGCTGTTTGATCCGCTGGAGCGGGTGGAGGTGTATCTGCTACTGATCGGTGAACTGCGCGTGCCCATGTCATCGTTTCAGGCGACCATGCGGCGCACCGGTAAATCTTTCCTTCAAGCCATTGTGCCCGCTGGTGACAGCGTATTACCCGCCCTGGAGTACGGCGCGCTGATGCAAGTGCAACTGGGATATTACTACCCTAGTGCTGATGAGTATGACGGCCTCGAAGCCATCGCCTTGGCACCGCTTGAGCAAATCAGAAGCGATGAAGGCACGTCACGCTTCACGCTGACCCTCAGCGGCTATGGCGACTTCCCACAAGCCGAACCTCGGCAACGCGAATTACAGGGTGTTCAAACACGGTCGGTCAATCAAGGCGTACGCCGGGTGCGCTGTCATGTCGATCTGCTTTTACGGCCTGACAACTACGCGGTTGACGCCAACGGTGAGAGTTTCCGTGTGGCGCAGATCCAGTACTTTGTTAATGCCACGAGTGCGGCGATGGAAGTGATCGAGGTAGGCAATGGGTAAGGCGCGGATACTTCAAGCACATGGCGAAGGGCGCTACACGATAGAGATTATCGAGGCCCGTGAGCGTGCGGAATTTGCCAAACAAGAAGCTCAGTCACGGATCCAGACGCTACAGGCTGAGCTCGCCGCAATAGAGCAACGTATCGCGAATGCTCGGGCCGCTGTCAATCAAGCTGCCGCTGATCAGGATGCGGCTATTAACCAGTACCAGAAGGAAGTGGTTGAAGAAGGGCAGTCGAGCGTCAATATCGAAAAGTATGCCCAGGAACTACTTGAAGCCGCTAAGCGGCGAGATGCGCTGGTAGCCGAGCAACGCAGCAAGGCGTTACGCATTGCCGCCGATGAGGCCTTGGTTGCCCGCGTCAATGCTCTACCGTCGCTACGCCAGATACAGGCTTGGTGTGCGGACTTCACGGAAGACTTGAGCGGTGAAGTCGCCACGGCGGAAGTACCCGGTGAAATAGGTAGCGTCATCATCAAGCCAGGCTTTGAAGGTAATGCTTGGAGCGCCACGGCTGATGGGGCCATGCAGCCAACTCTGGCCAGCACCCCGGCAGGCACCTTCTTCAATCTTGCCATGCTGCCCGGTTGGCAGAAGTGGCGGCCGACGTTTCGTATCGCAACCATTTCTCAACTGGAAGGCGATACCTGTTCCATCACCCTCGATGCTGCCACCAGTAGCCAGCAAGGCCTTGGGGTGAATGCTCAGGCGAGCTATAGCAACGTGCCGATCCTTTACATGGACTGCAATGGCAGTGCGTTTGAAGAGGGGGATCGGGTGCTTGTTGCCTTTGCGGGCAATGTGGAAGGGCCAACGGTGGTAGGTTTTGAGCAAGAGCCGAAAGTGTGCTGTGTGCCGGAAATACTGGCGACATATAGCGACGAAAGCTCGCTTTGGGAGGTTCAATCAATCTATGGCAATTTAGTGATTTCCGGCGGCGCTACCACTGAGTGGCGTATCATCGATGAAAACGGTGATGAGGTCGTTTACAGCGGCGGCGTTGCCAAAGCACTGGACGGTAGTTATCGGCTGGACGGCTTGCCAGACGAGGCTGATGTGATCCGTAGAGAGGTGGTGACGGAGCTGTTTTACTCAGAAGACAGCAGCAAGTCTGAGGGCGATGTGATGGGAACGCTTTCGCCTCCCGCCCGTGCCGACTTTGCAGGAGGGCGATGGTACGCATCATCCGACTTCATCGATACTGGAGGCACCATACAAAGAGGCCCAGCTTGGCTTGACTGGGGGCAGGGGCCAATAGACGCAAACGGTACTCCTGTCATGAGCGACCCGCTGCCCGTTTTGCAGGTTGGTTATGAGGGTGAGGGCGGCTGGGACGGTATCGCGCAAAAAGGCAGGTCGATCACGTACACGAAAAGCAGGGGCAGCTTAATCCTGGAGAAGGGGTGTAATGGGGAGTGGCTTGAGGATGTTGAGTAGTTTTGAGTATTCCCGAGTGATCATGTCAGTGAAGTGACTTAACATGCTAATGTAAGAGATCTCTTACAATTACTGAGACTGATCTCTTACATACTCCCGCCAGGTCCACTGCTAGCCTTAAGCTGTGATGCCATAAACGCCGCTTTAAGCATGCCGCATGCGTCACGCCAAGGAGAACCATTTTATTTGCACTTATATTGCTTTGCTATGAGCACAATGCCCAGCCTTCCATGTTGCTGTTCTTCAGGCTGGTATTGTCTCGCTTCTTTTGGGAAAGACCACGCTATAGCATCGTATCCTAAAGTTAAACGCATAGATTGAAGCTCTGATATGAGTTGCTCAATATTGTCAGTGCGATCCTCGATATTCTTACTTAAATCATAAATACTGGTAAAACAAATGCCAACACCAATGCCATCTTCAAACTGTGTCGATCTTATAGCATCACTTAACGCTGCATTGAGCTTAGGTCTTACACCTTCAATGATCTCTTTTCGATTAATGCTTGTATAGCAGTGTTTCGCTTCAACAAACCATTGATACCTTACGTCATCGGTAGCTATCCATAAATCGCAGCGGCCATTACCATATTCGTCATCTACTACATGCTTTCCATGAGCGAACTCTTCGAGTGATAGAAAGCCGCTTTTCCAAGCAGCTGCAGCGAGTATTCCAGTATTGGGCCTTTCGCTAAAATCGAAAACGTGCTCCTCTCCACCGAGCGCACGTGAATAGCGCTCTATCAATAAGCACCATTCCTCAAGTATTGGATCCCACCGCTTTAATTTCCTACAGGTTTCGACACCACTTATCTTTATCAAGTTCAACGCCTTAATTTGTATTCCTGAGATCAATGGGTATTAAGCTTTGCAATGGGTAGCTGCCTACTTAGTAGGTTTATGTGTTGAGCAGCTAGTAAAAGATAAAAAGCTTTATGCGATTGTTGTGTTTTATAAAAATACTTTTTAAGTCGCTGATTTAAAGTGATTATGATTTTTATAATTTGGTGTGGGTTTGATTTCTAAAGATTAAGAAGAAAGGGTGTACTTGTTCATTGCTAAAAGGTTTTGTTTTAATTCTTCATCGTTTGCCCTTATGAAGAGCTCTTGTGCCAAAAAAGTGATGAAAGCATATGAGCTATCTAGATAGCGCTGAAGCTCGAAAGTAAATGCCTCGAGTTTCTCACCCTCTTTACCTGAAAAGTAACTAAATTCAGAAAGCTTTTCATCGACCTCGCCAAGGTGCTTTATTTTGTTGTTTAATACGCGGAGTTCATCATATGAATAGTATATTTTAGGGATTCTCAATAGATTTATCTCAACGTCGGATAAGAAGCTTAATACCTTATCCCATCGGCTAGGTATGCTAAATTGCAACTCCAGTTGATTGCTGAAAATTTTCATAATACGACTCATGAATTTTTCATTGAAACTCCATAGTTGAACTATAAATCCTTGTTCTGAAACTATCTTTATATCGTCTAAGTAATCTCCTTTCATGTTAAGGTTATCTAATTGACGGTAATGTCTTGTCAGGGCGTATTCATGCTCCTCTTCATTTAATAAGTCTGTGTTCACCTTGGTCTCTTCTTTGAATTTCTTTATTTCAAGTTTTAAAGCTTCGTATTCATTGTTTAAAGATAGGTAGCTAGAAAGAAGTGTGCCACAAATGACTTCTGCATTAATGAAATAGCTTGTCGAAGCATATAAGCTGAATTGACTGAGATGGAATTCATAATTCTGTAGAGGAGGTAGTTCATCCAAGAACTCTGATCTCTGCATTTCATGAGCAAATGCAGGGTATAAGTTGTTTGTTTGAAGAGAAGTTTGGATGTCGCTTGGAACTGTTGGTGGAAATGCCATATATACCCTTATGTTTTTAAAGCAGTTTAGCCTGACGTGAAAAGGGTGGAGAGAACAGAAGTGGATTTTTACGAGTTATTAAGTCGTTTTCACTAAGGCCAACTCATCCCATCTCGTAGTATACCTAGACGTCCGGTGCTCGCAACGCAATTGCCATGCATTTACTGTCCTCGGCATCCCCAGCCGCACCGTGTTTTTGCCGTGCTCTCTATTGAGCTTGTCCATCGTAGCCATTAATCTTTCATTTTTGGCACGTTTCTCATCGCTGATAGGTTCAGCCAGCAGCCCAAGCTGCTCATTGTCATGATCACAGAGGTCCATCAACATCACGCCGCATTTCTGGTACCAGATCCCTTCTTTAAAGATCCTCTCCAGACCAGCTATTGATGCCCTTACCAGCTCACGGCTATCGTCAGTTGGATGAGGCAGTGGCACCACTAGGCTTTTACTGTAGCTAGGTAGGTCACTGCGAAACCTATTGGTCCTGACGAATACCATTATTGCCTGGGCTAAGCCTTTTTGCTTACGCAATTTCTCACCTGCCCGGGACGTATGTACCCGGACCGCTTCGTGCAGGTCTATTTTATTGCTGGTGAGGCGCCCAAAGCTGCGGCTGACCATGATCTGCTGTTTCGGCTGAGTCATATCATCAAGCGGGATACAGTCATCGCCTCGCAGCTCCCAAACGATCCGTTCCATCACAACGCTAAAGTGCTTTCTCAAATGCTTGGGGGATGATTCACGCAGCTGCCAGGCTGTTTCAATGCCCAGGGTGCGTAGACGTGCAGCGCTACGACCTGCCACGCCCCAAATTTCTGAGACTGGTAGCTGTTTGAGGAAAGCGTGTGTGTCATCGCTGTTCGGCTGCATGATGGCCACGCCATTAAACCCTTTCTCTTTTTTGGCCCGGTGATTAGCGATCTTAGCGAGCGTTTTGCTGGTGCTAATGCCCACGCTGACCGGAATGCCGGTATCCCGACGCACTTGACGCCTCATTGCCCGGCACCGCTCCTCAAGCGTTTCTGGCGCGAATCCCGAGAACGATAAAAACGATTCATCAATGCTATACACATCAACGTGCGGGGTGTACTGGCTAAGAACGTCGGTGACGCGGCGGCTCATATCACCGTACAGTGCATAATTTGAGCTCAGCAAAATGCACTGGCGACGAATGTATGGGTCGATCTGGTGTGCGGGCATGCCCATTGCCACGCCAAGGTGTTTTATTTCAGCTGATCGAGCCACCACACAGCCATCGTTATTCGACATCACGCCTACTGGTTGGCCTTCCAGCTTGGGGTTAAAAACACGCTCGCATGACACATAGAAATTATTGCAGTCTATCAGGGCGATCATACGGCGAACCCGGGGGCCAGTGAGTGGATATTGTGCGTGACAACACCCCAAACCTGACATTCTTTGCCTTCAAGTGGGATCGGTCGAAATTCCGGGTTCGAGGCAATCAGGTAAGGGCGGTTACCGATCGTGCCAAGTTTTTTACACGTCAGTTCCCCATCAACACTCATAATTACGATATGGCCCGATTTAGGCTCAAGGGAGCGATCGACAATAAGCAGGTCGCCATCGAATATACCCGCACCTGACATGGAGGTGCCTTTCGCCCGTAGGTAATAAGTAGCGCTAGGGTGCTGGATAAGATGATCGACAAGGTCAAGTTCAGCTTCAAGGTAGTCATCAGCCGGGCTTGGAAAACCAGTTCGCACTTCACCCGCAACGAGGGGAAGCTTTACGAGCGGTGCCTTTGCATCGACGCGCCCCAGGATGGAAAGAAGTATGCTCATGCCATCGACTCCTCCGGATTCCACTCAATGCGCACGTGTTCAGTTGAGTCACACAGAAATGTGAGCGTCACGTTCTTAACAGTGCCCAGATCAGACAGCATTTGTTCCCAATCTTCCGGCGCATCGTCAGGTTGACGTTGTAGTTCGACGCGGTGATCAGACTGAGCCTTTGGGCTGGCAATCTGTTTCTGCACTCGCTTAACTAGTTGCTCATAGGATTTGGACATAAGAGTCTCCTTAATAACTGTTTTTATATACAGTATTTAAGGTGCAAGATAAGCGATGACCACCGTTGACTGCAAGCGCTCATATGAAAGCTTGTCAGGGTAGTGAGAAGGAGCTGATAGGCTTTGCCTGGCAGAAAAAAGAAAGAAAAAATGTTGACTCAAATGCTGACATAGCCATGCCTAAATCAGCCTTTTACAGACGACAAAAACAAAAAAAGCACCCGTAGGTGCTTGATTTAAAGGGGTGTCTGGTGGAGGCGGCGTCCCGTTTAAAATTATCGTAATTTATTGATATAAGTATAAATTATATTTTTATTTGTTAGTAAATGCCCCCAAAAATGCCCCCAATGAGGAGCTTCTACCTTCGCCAAGGACTTGCTCAGTAGCAATCCAATTCATCCCCGGCTGAACACCGGGGATCACCAGAAAGCACCATCTGATTCGGCTGGAACGGCCACGGTCGTCCTTTAGCTCGGCGCCCTCTTTTAAATGCATCAGTAAGTGCCTTTTGCATGGGGGTGGCATAATGCGCGAATGAAGAGTTTAGTGGTGAGACCGTCAGGGAGTTGCAGAACGTCGAAAGTATTACGCGATCAACTCCCCTGCTCATCTACATAATAGTGGGGTAAGGTGTGGCTCATGGATGAGCCTAGGACACCGATAATGCCTATTTTGAACATCATCACTCTCGTTGCATTACTCTCGTTTGCGGGTATTTCAGTCCCAGCCTTTGCTCAGTCGCTTGAGGAAATTGTACCCGGAACTAATCAAGGCGACATCGCAAATTCACTAGAGCGTTTTGAGACTCTTGCCGAGCAAGGTGATGCCGCTGGACAGTACATCTTGGGTTTCATGTACGCCAATGGCAGGGGAGTCGATCAAAATGACACGGAAGCCGTTGTATGGTACCGGCGGGCAGCTAAGCAGGGCCATGCCAAGGCACAGGTTAATCTTGGTCTCATGTATGCCAACGGCCGTGGCGTTGCCCAAGACTACGCTGAAGCCATCGAGTGGTATCACCTTGCGGCTGAGCAAGAAGATGCTGGGGCACAATTCAATCTAGGTATCATGTACGACAATGGTAAGGGCGTCGCCCAAGATACCTCAGCGGCTGTTGCGTGGTATCAGCGTGCGGCCAACCAGGGGTACGCCGAAGCTCAGCACAACCTAGGCATCATGTATGCCAACGGTCGTGCCGTCTCCCAAGACTATGCTAAAGCCATCGCGTGGTATCAGCTTGCGGCTGAGCAAGGGAATGTGAAATCACAGTTCAATCTAGGGATCATTTACTCCGGTAGCCAGGGAGGCGACCAGAACTATTCAGAGGCTGCTAAGTGGTATCGGCTTGCGGCTGAGCAGGGCTATCCTGAGGCACAGTACAACTTGGGATTATTATACAGTAATGGTCAGGGTGTCGCTCAAGATAACTCAGAGGCTGCTACTTGGTATCGGCAAGCCGCTGAACAAGATTATATAGAAGCGCAATATAACCTAGGGGTCGTTTATGCCAATGGTTGGGGCGTCACCCAGAATCATTTAGAGGCAGCAAAGTGGTATCGGCGTGCTGCTGAGCAGGGCTATTCCGAGGCGCAGCACAACCTAGGGCTTATGTACCACATCGGCCAAGGCATTACTCAAGACAGCACAGAAGCTATCAAGTGGTATCGGCGTGCCGCAGAACAGGGACATGCCGGTGCACGGCGCAACTTGGACGTTTTCGATGACCAAAGCGACAATGTCGACCAAGGTAACGCATCAACAGTCACAGAGTATTTGCGTGACGCCGGCCAAGGCGAAGCCGAGGCGCACTACAACTTGGGCATACTTTACAAGGAAGGCCGGGGTGTCGCACAAGACGGTGCGGAGGCAGCAGAGTGGTTCCGGCGTGCCGCCCAGCAGGGTTTAGCCGAAGCACAGTTCGAGCTCGGCAGTGCATACCTACGTGGCCGGGGCGTTCCGCAGAACTATTTGCAGGCCGCTGAGTGGTATCGCCGTGCTGCTGAGCAGGGCTATGGCAAAGCGCAGGTCAACTTGGGCGGCATGTACTACTACGGCTGGGGTGTCTCTAGAGATCCCGTTCTTGCTTACGTGCTCGCGAATCTGGCAGCGGCTCAAGGCGACGAAAAAGGGCTAATTGCACGAAACACTTTTCTTGATGATCTTACTTCTGAGCAAATCAAAGAAGGCCAGCATCTCGCTTTAAATTGGCAAGTCGGCACCACCTTGCCCAGCAGCTTGGACGTAACCACATGGCCCTGATAATCAGGAAAAAACAAGAGAGTTGAAACGCGTCAGCAAGTCATCGAAAAAATTTGGCGATTGCAGAAGTGTTTATCGGTTAGGGCCTCTGGGTAAGCGCTGGTATTCACGCCGCAGCACTCGCAGTCCTGTTGGTGGTCTTCAAGGGATCATACGACAAACTTTACTGGGAACTCTTCGAAGCTTACGGCTGATCAGGCCTCACCAAGAGGCTGGTGGGTCGCATTAGAGCGAACACGCCGCTGCCCCGATAAGTCCGCTGACCAGACAGTGTCTTAGGAGGAACGTGCCAAACAGTGCCAGCGCCTGCGATTGACGTATGCCGCATCGACTTTGCCATCTTGCTCGGTTCGGATGTTGAACTAGGCACATATAGCCAGCCAGGACGGTCGGGGATCGTCATATAGTTTGGAATTCATCAGCAGTCTCCAAATCCCAACTTATCACAACCCTCCATGGGCTTTGACACATTATCAAGGGGCTTACTTCAGGGGTATCACCAAAGTCGATCCTCGGCGCACCCCTTTTTGAAAAGCCAATCGTCCGCTAATCTCCGACGAGTACCCTACCTAATCCATAGACCTGCATCCCGCTCTCGAGGATGCGTATGACCAGAGTCGTAAAATCGATGTCACTGGTCATCAGTGCGAAGACGTCGAACACGGTGCTATACAGCAGGTTCAGGTATCGATAATCATCGAGGCGTCAGTAACATTTTTGCCGGTGGTATAAGCAAGCTGTTGTATCCGTTTGATGGCATTGGGATGCAAGGTTCTCCATCCCACTTCGACTTCACTCGCTATGGGCATGACGAACATAGGCGGCACCGAATTTGGCCAGCTACTGCAACAGGTTCTAGTCGACCAGCTGCTGACATTTTCGCAATTGATCAATAGTGCGATCCGAGTCCCTGTCTTTATTCTTTCTCCTTTCCTGGCTCATCCACTGTGATAATGTTCCCTGAAACTTATCCCTCCCTGATTGCCGGCGATGTCCTCGCGAACTGGTTGATCAGATTCAAAGTGGGGTAGGGAAAAATCATTATAGGATCCAGCGCGGACGAATTCGCAAGGATATCCTAGGCTGCGAACCTCAGCTTTTCTTAGCATCTCATGGGGTTTACCGATGACGAACATCCTCACGGCGAATGTCGTGAACCGGCAGACCCTGGCGAAGCAGGATCTCCCAGTACTCGGGGTTCTCCATCGGATCATAAGGCGCTTCCACCTTCGGGGGCTCCGGTCGCTTAGCCCTAGGCCCTGACTTCGGCCCTGTCGAGAGGCCACCATGAAGACGACAACGGCCTGATGCGTATAGATCTCGGCGCTTACACGGCGTCCCTGACCTCGTCCTTGCCCCGCAACGAAGATCACTGCACTCACTGGGGAAAGGCAGGCGCTCGTTTTTGGCCATGGCTCGGGTCCATGCCTGGTATCGGCGGCGCAGCTCGGTTTGATCGTACATCTGTCGTCCTCCTTGGTCATCGTGTTTACTGTTGAAAGCTCAGGGCCGCCTTTAACCGAACCTTACCCAGTATCAACGTCAATAATGGTCGTCCAGTTTTCATCAGTCTGGCTCGACTTTTGTTCTTCAGCCGGTAGCTCGCGCATTTGATGCTCAACACGGTCGAGAGATGTCAACCTATTCAGTATCACCTCAGCTCGGCTTTAGGTGCCCCTCATGGCGCGCAGGCTTCTCAGATGGCGGCGGACCTCGGTGATAGCGTGTCGCGTTATTCATCACGGTCAGCTCCTCACGCTCTCGATGATATGCAACCCGTTTTCACTTCCTGAAACGACTTAAGGTCAATCTCAAACCACGTACTCACTGGTAGCTTAGTAAGGTCTCCATTTTCTGGAGTGTGAAAGCGGCAAAATTCGGCCCCACTGATCCATTTTCTGGAGCGTTTTTCGGATCAGACTGTGCCCAGCCGCTCAACTGCTTCATTTTCTGGAGTGGTACACTACATTTTCTGGAGACGGTAAAAATCGAATTCACACGCTCCACCTCCTTGGGGCTGTGTTCGTGTCGGCTACGTCCAGTTTTCCGCCGCATATGTCGATGGGCTGCCAGGTGATAGCGTAAAGGGCGCAGCGGGGCGCTTCTCGGCCGACCCAGGCGTCCCTGGTTCTAATGATCAGTCGGTGGTCAAGTAGCTCTCTGAGCGCCTTCGCAAGTGTGGTAGGAGACATGCCGCCCCAAGCCTTCATCATAGTGTGAGTGGCGGACAGGTCGCCGTTGTTGTTGCCCCTGTACTGCGTTGCCAACACCATCAAAACCTTGAGCGCTGACGGCGATAGCTCCCTGAAGTCTGCGTTTTCCGTGACCACCTTGGGCAGAGAAAGGTATCCTCCTTGCCATTTGGTTATGGCTCGTTTGTCCCGCTTCCTCGCCATACTGTTCAGCCCTCGCCAGCCAGGCGATAACGCTTGATCCACTTGCCTGGGCGACACGGGTGCGGATGCTGCTCTAGGGCGATGCAGAAGCCCCGCCTACGTAAATATCGGATAGCGGCCGGAGCGTGGGCGATGCGCAGTTCCCATTGCAGCTCTGCGGCGCTCATTGGTTGCTGGCAGAGCGCCTCTAGCACTCTGGCCTGCTGGCCAGTAAGATTAGATTTCGAAGCAATATTGGAAGTGGCCCGACCTCCCCCAAAGTCGGGCTTTTCCTCGAAGGTACTCATCGCGCAATCTCCTTGGCTATGGTGGCCTCCGGGCGGCTTGCAGCAATCCTGGCTTCAATCCAGGCGTCTATCTCTGACTCGATCCAGGCGACTGATCGCTCTCCCAGCTGGACAGGGCGTGGAAAGTCATCGGAATGGATGAGTCTATGCAGAGAGGTGTTGGAGATCCCGCAACGTCGCAATACTTCGGGGCGCCGGAGAAGTACGGGTGTAGTTTTGGTTGTAGCTTTGGCCATGTCTTGGTTCCTCATGGATTGAACTGACATGGTGAAGCCTGGGCCATAAAGCGTCTGTTACGCTTAGCGTTTGTTCAATTTATTTCCAGCCTGATCGTCGCCACTCCCGAATAGTCTTGTCTGTCACGCCTATGCGAAAGGCGACAACCTGAGCCAAGCCACGCTCTGGTCGCCCTGCAGCAATGAATTCATCCCATAATTTTTTAGCATCTGCTTTCCGGGAAGCGGCTTGAGACTTTTTTATCTCGGCTGTTGCCTGTCCACCTTCACTTCGTTTCATGTCTGCCTTCATGGCTTTGACTCTGGCTATGGCGCCTCTATGTATGGTCCCCCTTCCAGGCTTAATCAGCCGCCCATATTGGTATCCAACGGAGAATAGGCGGCGATAGTTTTGATCCTCGCGGGCGGGCAGGCCTTCACTGCTTTCAAAGACCGATGCATAGCACTCTTGCGGGACTGAGGCTTGCCCGGAGCTATGCTGACCATATAAGTAGCCGAAAATTAATGAGATGCGGTAGTTTTGTTCCAAACCGGGTGTCAGCTTTTCAACTGCTTCAATTGCCAGGCTGTAACATTCTCGTGCAGCAGAGACATGATCGGAGCTTTGGTGGTACCAATTGGAAAGACGCTGGGTTTCCCGAATCACCATGGCAAGCAGATCGGTCAGATTGGCGGATTCTAGGTCACGGTGCAGTGTCTCGAGTTGAAAGGCGAATTGACCAAGACCTTCTTCGGCCAGGATGTCTCGTACCGATACTTCGTCATTGACCATCGGTCTACTCCTCGCGCTTTTCAGGAAGAGAAGGCTGGCGGGCCTGGCGGTGTGGCCGATCAGCACATGCCAGCCAGCGGGGCGTTGTTACCGCTTGTCTCAGGTGCCGGATTGGATCGGTATCACGTTGTCTGCTCCACCTCGCAGGGCATCTAGGTAGTCGGCCCATGACTGCAGCATCTCCCGGCGCTGGTCTAGATGCGTGGTCCGGTTATAGGCGCGACCGTTGCTGTCCTTCACTGTGTGGGCCAGCTGCTGCTCGATGTAGTGCTCCGGGTAGTTCAACCGCTCGGCCAGGATTGTGCGGGCCATAGCGCGGAAGCCGTGCGCCGTCATCTCTCCCTTGAAGCCCATACGGTCGAGCGCGGCCTTGATGGTGGCGTTGCTCATGGGCCGCTTACTGCTTCGGATGCCGGGGAAGACAAACTCGGTGCGTCCGGTCAGGCCCTGCAGATCGCGCAGAATTATCACTGCCTGGTGGGGCAGGGGGACGATAAGGGGTTGCCCGGTCTTGCTGGCTTCAAAGGTCCAAGTGGCTTCCTCAATGTCGATGTCTGCCCACTTTGCCTGTCGTAGTTCGCCAGGGCGGGCGAAGACCAGGGGTGAAAGCTTGAGCGCCGCGATGGTAGTGGGCTGGCCGCCGTAGCCGTCGATAGCACACAGCAGTCCCACCACCTCTTTCGGATCGGTCAGGGCCGCATGATGCTTGGTCTTGTGGGGGCGAAGGGAGCCTCGAAGGTCGGGGGTTGGATCGCGCTCGACACGACCGGTAGAGATGCCGTACCGGAACACCTGGCCGCAAAGCGTCTTCACTCGGTGTGCGGTCTCGATGTGGCCACGGTCCTCGATTCGACGCAAGCAGCCAAGAAGCTCTGGCGGAGTGATTTCGGAGATGGGGCGTTTGCCAATGATCGAAAAGGCATCGCGCTCAAGGCGCCGCTTGTTGCGTTGGTAGTGGGCGGGCACCACCTGATGCTGGTGAACCTTCTCCAACCACTCAATGGCCACAGCCATGAAAGTGTTGGCTGAGGCTTCCTCGCCCTGCTGGCGAGCGATGCGCTTGGCGGTGCTGGGGTCAATACCCTGGGCAAGCTGGCGTTTGGCCGCGTCGCGGGCCTCTCGGGCCGCTACCAGAGAAACATCCGGATAGACGCCAATAGCCAGTCGCTTCTCCTTGCTGGCGTGGCGGTACTTCATGCGCCAGTACTTGCTACCTGTAGGGGAGACTTCCAGGTAGAGGCCGCCACCGTCAGCCATCCTGAAAATCTTTTCCCTGGGCTTTGCCGTCTTCACGGCGGTGGCAGAGAGCTTGTTGGTTGCTCGGCTCATGAGGGCACCTCTCGATGGTGGCAGCCTGGTGCCCCGTTCAGCAGTGCTTGATGCCCCTAAAGACTGAGGGCAGGCGATCTGCAAGCCAGGTCCGGATGGTGGGGTTCTGGCTGATTGGGGGCATCAGATAGTTGGCTTCGACGCTATGCCCCCATATATGCCCCCTAGGGTGGAGGCATGTCAAGAAATGTTCTGGATCGTCCTGAAACAAGAATGGGGCCAAAAGGCCCCATTTCATGCGGTTTCTGAAGTTTTGTGGAACCTCCTGAAACCCTTGTGTGGTGGAGGCGGCGGGAATTGAACCCGCGTCCGCCAGCACTCGCCCATTGGCTCTACATGCTTAGATTTCGTCTTTTGCTTTAACTCGGCTGACTCCGACGATCAGGATTCAGCCTTGCGAGTCTTCTAAAGTTTAACGATTGACGAGAAGACACCGCCAACCGCGGTCCTATCAGCTTTAGCTCGTATCCCCTCAACGATGGATAGGCACATCGCCTTGGGGCCGGACAAGAAGCTACCAGCTTACGCTGCTAGCGCGCCCTGAGCATAGTTTTCGTCGTTTGCGACTATTTTTCGTGATGTGGTATTTACGAGATACATCACACTCTCGGCATGCACCGCAGGGTTTGTCACCGGCGTCGAAACCAT